TGTTTCAGTTACAGTAAATGCCGTTGATCTGAGTGCGTTTCTAACCAGCGTGACACTTACAACAAGTGTTGACGTTGTAGAAACTACAGGAATGGGAAGCGCAGCAGCAAAAACTCGCCTACCTGGACTAAAAGACAATTCAGTGACACTTGAATTTAATCAGGATTTTGCAACATCAGCACCTGAAATCACAATCAACGCAGTTGGCGCATCACTTGTTGGTACATCAGTTCCTATTGTAATCAAGCCAACATCAGGTGCAGTCAGCGCAACGAACCCTTCATATTCCTTCACGGCGGTTTGCTCAGAGTGGCAGCCGGTTCAGGGTGGCGTGGGAGAGCTAAGTACGATTTCTGCAACTTGGCCTATCTCAGGCGCAATTACAAAAGCCGCGTCATAAATGCCACGTCTTGTTCTCAATAATGCCTATGTGCTATTTGCAAGCAACGATATTTCGGAGTTTGTGACACAGATAGAATTGAAAACAAGCGTGGACATTATTGACACAACTCGAATTGGCTCACAATCAAGAACACGCCAAGCGGGTGTGTTTGATAATTCTGTGACGTTTCAATTCAATCAAGATTATGCAGACAATGCCCTTGAAGAACTCATCAACGGTACTTCAATGGCAAACACAACTGTTGGAACTACAGTTCAAATGCAGATCAGGCCCGTAAATGCGGCAGTAAGTGCAAACAATCCTAAATACACATTCAATGCGGTTATCACCGAATGGCAATCTGTATCAGGTGAATTGGGAGCGCTATCAACGGTGGCGGTTTCGTGGCCAATTTCAGGTAACATAACAAAATCAATCACATAAATATAAGGGGGAAAAGATGGACGGATTATCAGTCAAAGTAAAAACAACAGATGGTATTGATGCAGCGTATAAATTAACGCCTCGCATCATTGTTGCATTTGAACAAAACTTTGGTGCAGGAATGCCTAAGCTCTTAGGGGAGCAACAAAAAGTGGAACACATCTACTGGCTTGCCTGGAAAGCCCTTCAGGTAAACGGGGTTGTAGTGAAAGTTTTTGGTCCTGAGTTTTTAGATACTCTTGTGAGCGCTGAATTGGATGCTGACAGTTCTTTCGAATCCACCGCAACAGTTTAACTTATACGATTGCAGCCGTTGCGGTTGAAACAGGTATTCCTGTCAGTGACTTGCTTGATGCACCTGAGGGTATTCTTGAAGCAATCACTATTTATATGAAGGAAAGAGCTAAGTCAAATGGCTGATGAAGTTATTGTTCTTTCAGGTATTAAAGAAACTTTGGATGCCCTAAAAACATTTGACAAAGATGCAGTCAAGCGTTTTAACAAGGTAATCAATGATGAACTTGCGGGGGCAGAGCGCGATGCCAGGGCGCTCATCTCAGCCGTTGCGGGGTATAACAATGACAATACCCCGATGAGTGGCTGGCGCAAAGATGATGCAACCAAACCCCGTAAAACTACACGCGGCGGTGCAGGTTGGCCCGGTTGGGATGCAACGAAAATTCAGGCAGGCATTGTAAAGACAAAAGTGCAGGGCAAGGTTCGGCGTGACTACACAACAAGTGCGGGTGCGCTGCTCAATAAATCTGCAGCAGGTGTAATTTTTGAAATCGCAGGCAGAAACACTAAGCCAGGTTCAGGGCGTGGTTCAAGCAATCAATTCTTGCGAACATTAAATAACAGATTCAAAGCAGCCTCGCGTGTAGTATGGCGTGTTGTTGACAAAGATCGAACCAAGATTGAAGCAAATGTAGCTCGCGCACTTGAACAGGCAAAGATGGATTTACAGAAAGCATTACAGGGAGAGAGAGGCGCATAAATGGCAGTTGGCGCAGTTGTTGCCCGGATTCTCACTCAGTATTCTGACAAAGGTTCAAAGGCTGCTCAAAAAGATATTGCAAAACTTGGCAAATCTTTTGACAAATTTGCAAAGAAATCAGCCAAGGCATTTGGTGTTGCAGCAGCAGCCGCAGCAGCCTTTGCAGTAAAGATTGGCAAAGATGCAGTGCAGGCTGCAATGGAAGATCAAAAATCTCAGGCGCTGCTTGCAAACTCTTTGCGCAATACAGTTGATGCTTCAGATAGTCAAATTGCAAGCGTAGAAAAAAACATTACCGCGCTTCAAAAGCAATTTTCAGTAGTTGATGATGAGTTGCGCCCGGCCTTTGGTCGCCTAACGGCAGCCTTTGGTTCAACTACAATGGCACAAGAAGCATTGCAAATTGCCTTAAATGTGAGCGCCTTTGCAAGTGTTGATTTAGCAACTGCATCTGATGCAATTATCAAATCAAGCCAAGGACAAAACAAGGCGTTATCTAAACTTGTTCCGGGTATTGGCGCTGCAACATTGGCAACCAAAGATTTTGGCAAAATTACAGATAAAGTTTCAGAGATTGTGGGCGGTGCTGCTGCCACTCGCGCAGCAACCCTTGAAGGCAAATTGGCAGGTTTAAGAATTGCCTTTGGTGAGATTTTAGAAACCTTAGGCTACGCACTTTTGCCTGTTCTTCAAAATTTTGCAACAATTATTAGCACGCGCATATTGCCACAACTTGAGGCTTTTGTTGCCGTTAATAAAGACAAATTGGCAGCATCATTTGCAATTGCTGCAGAGTTTGCGGTGAAATTCCTTGAAGTTGCAATTGCATTTGGTGATTGGGTAGTCAACAACACAGGAACTGTAAAAACACTTGCAGGAATTATCGCTGGAATGTTTGTGATCAACAGTGTTGCAGTATTTATTGCATCACTTGGAACAATCTCTGCAGCTCTTGTAGCACTTCGCACCCTTGCAGCAAGCACTGCAATTGCAATGTCATTTGCAACAGGTGGCACATCTGCCATCGCTGGCGCAGTGGGCGCTGCTGCGGTAGTTGCAGCAATTGGTGTTTCATACGCGGCCAACAAATATGGTGAATCATTACGCAAGGCAGAGGGAACAACAAGAAACGTAAGAAAAGGCATCATACCTCGCGGCAATGCCAACAACCGTGATTTTAGTGTCACACCTGTAACAGGTGCGCTTGATAATTTTACAAACGGCTTGAACGCGGCAGCCGCCGCAACAAAGAAAAATATGAACGATGAAATCAACGCTGCGGCAGCAAAGAAAAACCTTGCACGCCAGGCAACACTCTCAGGCTCATCCACAATTGCAATTGGCGCAAGCGGTTCGCGCAGTTTTGGCAACAGAGGAATGAACGTCAATGTTGCGGTGGCGGGTTCAGTAACAACAGAGAACGATCTCATTACTGCAATTGCAGATGGACTAGAGCGTACTTCACGCCGTAGTCTTGGTTTTGGCAGATTCACAACGCAGGTTAAGTAATGGCAGCATTTGACGGCATCACCTCGCCTGAGGTCACAGTTCAATTCTTAAAGAGTGGCACATTTATCACGGTTGACACTGCAGATGTTATCAATATCAACATTCGCCGTGGTCGCACTCGACAGAATGAGCGCGACCAATGCGGCACATCATTTGTGGTTTTGAATAACACAAGCGGCATTTATGACCCTGATGACACTGACCCTGCAAACCCTTATGTGGTGGGCGGTGTCAGCATCTTGCGCGATGGGTTAGATATGCGCATTGTGGCAACAATTGGCGGGGTTTCATACAATCTTTATTACGGCTTTTTGGAAACACTACGGGTTGACCAAGGCGAAGCGCCTGCAGTCACAATGACATTTGTTGACGGTATCGCATACATTGCCGATGCGCAGGCACCGGCCCTTGCAGTTGCTGCCAATGCCGAAACTGCTGCCACTCGCGTTGGCCGTATGTTGGACATTGTTCAGTGGCCATCAGGTGCATCACGTTCGCTAACGGGAACAGTGGGGATGCTTGCAACGGTCCAAAATCAATCTTGTATGGCAATGATTTACCAAGCCGTTGACTCAATTGCAGGGCGTTTTTATATCTCTCGCAACAATGTTGCAACCCTTGTGCCTTTGGCCGATAAGTTCTCACGCCCAACACAATTGCTTTTTAGCGATACAGGTGCAAGCAACACTGTTGGATATATGGAATTGTTTACCAATCCTGGCACTTACTATGTGGTCAATCAGGCGGTTATCAATCGCACCAATACAACAAAGCAATACACTTCACTTTATGAACCAAGCGAGGCCGCATACGGCATTGCAAAAACCGTTATTGATGCCCCTGTTGCAACAGATAGCAATGCACAAAATCTAGCTCTTTATGAGTCACGCAAATTGGCTGACCCTTTAACCTATGTTGAGCGCATTGATTTCAACGCTTTGGCACTTGCCACAAATGGTGCCTTGTATCCTGATTTTCTATCAACTGAATTAGGCGATCAGATAAGTGTTGTGCGATCAGGCAAGCAATTTAATCTTGTTGTTGAAGGTATGTCGTTCTCAATTGTGCAAAACAATTGGATGATGACATATACCACAAGCGCCATCAATCCTTACTCAATCACAATTTAGGGGGTAGCAGATGCCATTATGTCCACAAATCACTAACACCCCTATTCCTGTTGTTCTAAACTCAGATTTTACAGTGACAGATGTGATTCCTGTTCTTCCTGCGACCACAACACAGGTTAACACCGCCCTTGCAGATGCTGCTGCAGCTCTTGCAGAGGCAAATGATGCACTTGCTGAAGCAGGAATTGCATACACCGCAGCCATTGGTTCACTTCAGCCAAGCGCAGACACAATTGTAAACGCAAGCAATCAAATGACGGCCATTAACAGTGGTGGCATTACGGTTTATTCAGGCGCATCTGCAACTACAGGTGCGCGTGTGGTTCTCAATTCAACAGGGCTTGCAGGTTTTAATTCGGGCGGCACTGCCACTTTCTCAGTAAGTGCATCAACAGGCGCGGCAGTATTTTCGGGCAGCGTTACGGGTTCAAGTATTACTGCCTCAACAATGAACATTGGTGGAAACGCCATCATTGATGCAAGCGGATATTTAACCGCAACAGGTGCCACAATTACAGGCACGATTACTGCCACAAGTGGTTCTTTTACAGGCACAATCAATTCAACAAGTGGCAGCATCGGTGGATTCTTTATTGGCACAACTTATATTGGCAATGCTGCTGCGACTTTTTACATCAACAGTTCAAACGGCAATGCACAATTCAACAATTTGTTTATCAATGCTGCATCAGGAACCACAGGAATTACACTTAGCAGTGGTGGCAATATCAGTATGAATGGTGGCGCTCTTAATATGGCCACCGGCAATATCAATAGCGCAGGAGCTATCGGCGGTTCATCAATCACATCAAGTGGAACAATCACGGCAACTGGCAACATTGTTGCAAATGCAGATGTGAACCTCAGTTCTACATCTGACTTGCGCGTGCCGCTTGCTTTCAGCACCACCACCGCAAATGCTGCAACTGTATGGGTTTCTTCAACAGGTCAATTTCGCAGATCAACGGCTTCATCTGAACGCTATAAAACAGACATTGTAAATTTAATTGATGTGCCTGAACTTGACCCAAAGGCTCTTTATGATTTACCCGTTCGAGCGTTTCGCTTCAAAGAAGGTTATTTGCCTGACACAGATGACCGTTTTGACGTATTAGTTCCGGGCTTTATTGCTGAAGAAATGGATGCAATTTACCCTGCTGCGACAGATTACACAGATGGAGTTGAAACTTGGAATGATCGTATGATTATCCCAGCAATGTTGGCGCTTATCCAAGATCAACAAGCAAGAATCAAGGCACTAGAGGGGGCATAATGGACAAAGAAGTTGACATTCAAGAAGTCTTGAAAAATATGCGCGAAACAATCGGCGTATTAGCTCAAGAAAATGCAGTTTTGAAAGCACAAATTCCAACCACTGACTAAGAACGGGAAACCGCGCAAATGACCCCATCA